ATGTATCGCACTGATAACTTCTTTTAATCTACTTCTTGTTACCGATCTTTCTTGCCTGACCCAAAAGTTTGAGGGTTGAGCAGCAACAACTACACATAAGTATTAGCATACCTGGGAAGAACCATGGTGGGAATGGAACGGGGAATCCAGGGTGCATATCATAGAATTGCTTACCCCAGTAGAGTAAGAGCATCGTAAACATACAGCTCACAGACATCATGAAAGATGAAACCTGTTTGAACTTACCCTTATTTGATATATCTGGAATTGGGCTTATGAAGAACCAAAGGGAGGATAATGCGGCACCCATCGTGAGTGATTTAATATACTCTGAGATTTTAATCCTGTATTTGGTAATATGTTTTGATACCAACTAAACCATGTAAGAGATACTGTATAGTTCTAAACGCACCCGAGCAAGTTGAACACGCACAGCATGCTAACGCTATCTTTGGTAATGGACCATCCATTCCAGATAAATAACTCATCACCAACACTGAAAATAACAGTCCAACTGAACCAGATGAAGCACTAGATAAAGCTACTGTGTTCATTATATAAAGTATTAACAGAAATTATTCTCCAAATTCCTAAATGTAATCATGTCAAATTCCCTGTGCTGAAGATTTGAACCTCTACGCAGTCTAGATTTGATTTCCAAAAGTTGTTTGATCGTGTCATCGTCCAAATTTTTGAAAAAATCCATCTTAGCTTCCATGTCGTCTAGTTCATGATGTTCCTTACGAGCTTGCACATAGGGCCATGTGTGTTTTCTCAAAGATTCTACTTCACTTTCTAACTGTCGTATCCTAGGGATGAGTACACGAGTAATCATGATCTTTAGTTCAGTAACATCACCCATCTTATGATTCATGAGTTTACTATCTTTATATCTTCAGAAGGAATTTTATTTTATATTTACCTATAGTAATATGCAGTACAAGGATCTCAAGGAGAAGGCTAAGAAAGCTGGTCTGCGAGTTACTAAAGATGTTCGTGGTAAACGGGTAAAACTAACTGCTAAGGAACTTCGCGCTAAAATTAGATTAAATTTTGAAAATAGTGTCAAGAATGCTCAGCAAGTTGTTCGAATCTGTAGAACTATTGTGGGTCCCAGTCCTCAAATGACTATGCGTACAGGGGGTGGACCACCTCTCCCTCCTCCACCTCCCCCTCCACCACCCAGGAAACCCCCCGTAAATGCTAAGCGTGTGGCACTTATGGCTGAACTGAAAAATGTATTGAAAAAAAAGGGGATGAGGAAAAATAATCTTACTAATTAGTATATTACGATCATGGCTAATAATAACCAGCCCGCGAACAACGCCCTCAACAACGGTGCCAAGAAGCTCCGTGAGATCGCTCTCAAATTAGCGACGGACGCTATTAACAAGGCGCGTGCTGCGAACGGTGGTAACAACAAGCCCACCAACAATGGCAACAAGCCCAACAACAATGGTAACAACAAGCCTAACAATGGCAACAAGCCCAACAACAATGGCAACAAGCCTAACAACAATGCCAAGCCCAACAACAATGGTAACAAGCCCAACAACAACAAGCCCAACAACAAGCCCAACAATGGCAACAAGCCTAACAACAATGACAAGCCCAACAACAATGGCAACAAGCCTAACAACAATGCCAAGCCCAACAACAATGGCAACAAGCCTAACAACAATGCCAAGCCCAACAACAATGGTAACAAGCCCAACAACGGTAACAACAAGCCCAACAATAACAAGCCTGCCAACAACGCGAAGCCTAACAACAAGCCTGCGAACGCGTAAGGCTTAAAAAATATAGAAGTGATAGTAGAATGGGTATATTGAAAGATTTAGGATGTTTCTGTCGATTATCAGAACATGACATAAACATCAAAAATTTAAAAGACCTCGCGAATAATTGGATAATGAACGACGAAAATATTGAGAAAGCAGAAATACTCATATCCAATTTTTCTGAATGTGTAAAAGAAGATGGGGGGAAGAATCGCGATCGCATGAAGCGATTATGGGATCGTGATATAGACGATTATACATGTAAGCGATTGGTACATATTGCTAAGCTATGTGTAGTAAACACTATTTCGAAACACCTTGGATTGGAACACATCAAAAATGTTTTGAGAACGTGGGAGGGTGAAGATTTTGACAGTGTACATTACACATTTACTGACTACATATTCAATGTTGATCAATTGAAACATGTAGACCTGATTTACTTTGATTCAGTAGAGGACCTAGTTAAATTTGATCTTGGACCAGATCTATATAAACGCCTCACTACAATCATCCACTTTTTTGAAAAGTTCAGGGATTTCAAACGATCTGTATCCCAAATCTCTTAGACATAAAACGCCTAACACCTGCAATGGTAGGAAAACTCCAGAGATACCAACGTGACCAAAATCCGGCCCCGTTGATACCACTCATTTTCCAGTCCTCTTTGTCACTACGATTAATGTCCAGCATTAGGTTTTGAATTCTATTAGGATCTCTCTCTGCTATAATACGCTTGGGTATTTGACCACCGTGACGTAATACATAAGATCGCATACGGGATGGTGTTTTGTGTTTTGTATAGTCTGAATATCCTCTCGCACCAAAGTCAACCGTTTTGCCGCTTTCTAAGATTGCCCTGAACTTCTTTTTAGGATCAGGGCTGCGAACAATCTTGACGCGCATACTTACTATCTATAAATATAATTTACTTACCGCAACCACAGGCACCAGTGGCACAGTAGTTCTCCTTCTTCTCATCACCGGGAAGGAGGAAGAGCTTCTCAGGACCCCTCTTCACACGGTAAAGGTGGTCGTACATGTGGAGCAGACCAATGGTAAGGGCGAGAGTCGCAACGACGACACCCTTAACCTTGCGGGCGAGGAAGGCGTAGGCGACGATAACACCAGCAATGATCATCTGGACGATGGTGAGCTGGGGGATGGCAGGCATCGTGAAACGATCCTTGACCTCTTTAGTCTCAGCAGTGGGAGCGGGGGCGTACTTTTCCATGGGCTTGCCGTATCCGGGCATTTTTATAATCTACTGAGAAAATAATGTGGTATCTGGCGGTTGTTCCATTCATCCTAATCTGTCATGATTTTATGAAATTGCCTGTAGATAGACTGTATTTCCAGAATTGGAGACGACCATTAGTGGGAATTAGAAACACTCTCATAGATCTAATAGCTTACGCACCCACATATTCACACTGGGAATTTGGCGGATTATGGTTAATCAAAGCACATTACAAGCAAATACGCAAAGAGTTTGAAGAGGTTTCAAAAACTCTAGAAAAAACCATGTATCATGACGTAGATCCTTGGTTTGAAAAAAATGACAACTACTATCGATATTCTTTTGAACATTTTCCCAAGTTAAAGAGTCTCGTGAAGCAGATCCCGTGTATTGATGAAGAGACCGCATCTTTTGCGGTTATGGATGCTCCCACTACTATACCACCACATAGGGCTGAGACCAATCTCTTACTTCGATACCATATTACGATTATGGGGGATGGTGACTGTACCTTATATACAGAGAGAGGTCCACACGTTCACACAGAAGGACAGGAGTTTGTATTTGATCATTCAAGATACCACGAAGTGATTAAAACTGGATACAGTAAACGAGTTGTACTCATACTGGACATCAAACGGTTTTAGGGTGAAAAAAAAATAACGCTATATTGTATGAAGATTAGAACTATACTAGTCGTATTGTTTGTAATTCTGATACCGTTCATTCTGAACCTCTGGAATGGTTATCTTAAACCAGCTCAGAGTGGAAAGTTCAAGGAATTGGATTGCACCACGATATCTAATAGCCTAAATCCGTATGTAAATGACATCATACACATTGCGCAAAATCATGGTAACAAGTCATCTTCTGGTGCGGTTGAGGGGTACAAGATTACCCGGTGTACGATTAAGGAGAAACTTCCACAGGTTTTCAAGATAGTGGAGGAATATGTTTCTACAGTTAGAAGTGATAAGACTAAACCAGCTGATTGTGAAACTGAGCAATACTGTTGGTTTTTGAGACTCTACAATCAAAGTGGTCACTACATTGATTGGCACTTTGATAATAACTTCACAGGTGGCAGAAGAAAGACTTACGTATGTAACATATACACGAGTACCTGTAACACTTCTCACCTAATGACAAAGGACCGAAACGATAAGATAAAGATCAATGAGAGTAAGGCGGGTAAGGGTGTTGTATACAACGGGAGTGAAGTTAAACACTCGGTCTCTAGGCAACAAAACGGGTGCGCTCGTATATCTCTCATTATCCCACTTTATGAGAATGATTCAGTGACCCCGTTAGGTTGGTTTAGAAGAATCGCTCGTAATATTTCGGACGGTGTTTTCAAATTATAAATGTTTGCGACAAACTGCGCTATACATATCACTTCCACCTATGAGTTCCAAGGTTTTATCTTCTACCATGCGTTTTGTGAAGGGTCCAGGGGTTCCATCATTGCAACACATACACAGGGCTGAAAGTTTAGTTACATCACATGCGAGTGGGATACAGTCAATAAGTTCTCCAAATTTCCTTTGAAAAGAGTCGGCGTCTAAGCCTGCCAAAATCACACTCTTTTCACAGTAAAGGCAGCATTCAACAAACTTTTTCAGTCTAGGGAAGAACTGCGCTTCATCCACGGCTATGATATCGGCATCATGAAAAGCTAATGTATCCGTGACGTCAAAAAGATCATATGTTTTGTAGCAGTCAAATTTAACATTATCGTGCGTTTTTAGAACTTCATCAGGGGAACGTGTATCCTTTGAAGAATTGATGACCAGAATATTCTTTCCGATGACTTTTAGACGCTTAAGTCGGCGTATCAATTCTGATGTTTTACCGGAAAACATATTCCCCATAATTATTGACAACCCCATCTCTGCTGATTATTATAATATTGTATTTTTTATATGGGTGAAATTCACAAGGCTTCCTTCAATGGGCACACAGGATACTACAATCCTAGGACGGGCCGTGTCCGCTTTGGAAAATGTATATATTCAAGCATTGCCGCGGCCATAAAATATCTTAAGTGAAGATAGATGAGGAAGAAGAGTCTTGTGTTTAGTTGGTGGCTTTGGGCTTTATCCGTATCATACTATTTGGGTTTTAATCCATATTCTCCTCTATTACCTCTATTATTAGCGGTTGGAGTTGCTGTGTACACCACATCTATTAGATTTACAGGTGATTATCACTGGTCTAAGCGGGTGGTTATAATTGGGTTGGAGATCCTATTTGCATTACTCAGTTATGTAAAAGATCCAACCAGGTCTATTTTGAACACAGAGGATGCGATATTCAACTTTGTGGTGTTTTTGATTTATCTCCTCCACGTTCACTTAAATGGTACAGATGTATTTACACTGTACTTCAAAACGTTTCCGGAATCTCATCGCGGGGAGACTTTCGTGGAGCATGTGAAGAAACTTATTGGGCGACCCTAACAAATACGGGTCTTTCGGGTCTAACAAGGAAGAGTCCTACTTGTAAAACGCGGCGTGCGAAGTTCGATCCAACTAGGATTGTACTACTTTCAACATATTTACGTGAGTTCGGTCTATGATGATCTAGCACCTTTTTCATAGATAGAATCCGTCTTAGTGAAATATCATTACAGTGAATAGCATTTAATTCAAGACTAACTGGTTCATTGAAGTTCCATACACTATTGAAAAATAAATCAAGATTTTTAGGTCTAGTACTATCGGTTATCATCAGAGAACATATTCGTCCCATTTGATATCCTGTGTGATAAAAATCTCGCTAAAATTTAAGATGCCTCTCACAGATGCTCAGATTACTAGAAAAGTTAAGCAACTGCGTACAAGAGAGGGTAAGGTCTATGCACCCCTCAAATACTTCAGAGGCCTCGAGACCCTCAAGGAGGTTGAAACTCGTTACAAGAAGATGCTCAAAAAGGACTACACCAAGTTCAGAACGGACGAGGGAAGAAAAACCAAGACTTCCTCCTACACCGCGAGATTTAGGAAAATGTATCCGGGAATCAAAACCCTCCCTGAAATTGCTAAGGCTACTAAAATTCCTCTAAAAACCCTAAAAACGGTCTACAACAGGGGTCTTGCCGCGTGGAGAACCGGGCATCGTCCGGGAGCTTCTCCACAGGCATGGGCCTATGCTAGGGTACATAGTTTTGTTACGAAGGGGAAGACGTACTATACGGCTGATAAAAATTTGCGAACCTAAGTGAGATCGTATTTAAAGAAAGATAAAGAATTTAATTACATACATAACAACAACATGTCAAGTATCCAAGATATGTCAGAGTTAATGAGGGCGCTGAGTCAACTCGCGGCCGATCAACGATCATTGGTAAAGTTTTTAATGGAATTTGAAACATTAAGTGATCGAGAAAAACGGAA